GATCAGTTGCACTTCCCTTACTTAACTACGAGTAAAAAGTGTCCGCCTAGGGCCCCAAATTAGCTATTCGTTACATTCAGTTGTAAGATCATAGAAGTTGGTATAAATCTTATCTTTAGATATCCGACGGATGAGCCACATAGTTAGTCCAAGTTGATCTGGATTAACTAGGCAACACGCCCGGGGAGATTCTATAGAGAAGGGTTTATACCGATATCTAGGCTATAGGTGTAGAAATCCACCTATATAACAGAAATGTTATATTCTCTTTTGCGAAAACAATTAACCAACAATATGAATATTATTGATCAACTGTCCCACAGAAAAGAAAAACAAAGTCGGAAAGTTTGGATATCTCTTAAAGAGTTTTCCAGATTTTCTTACCTAGTTACGTGAATCTTTGAGATGGAAGAACAAAAGAAGGCCACTTTGGAATTCTTCAATAGAGTCAAAACCCTCTGAATAAAATCAGGGAGTAATTTTACATTTCTTTATTTAAAAGAGTGTAATAGACTTATTGTAAAATTTCTAAGTGGGTCGCCTGAAATAGTCCCGTCTATAAGAGGGATCTATGTCAGACGAGATTCATTTGGAATACCATCTATTTTACCGATTGAATTGAGATCTTATCTCATGAATAAAAGTAATTTAGGGGTTAAATTTATACTAACTCTGATTTCCATCTATAGAGTATTTCCAACCGTGCAATGTGCAAAACTCTCTACTATCTTGGACCCATTTAATGGGGTTTCAAGATGTATTGATATTGCATTATTAAAACATGCACGGAGAGATTTACGGCTATATACAGTACCCAAGTTTAATCATAAACTTATTAACTTAGAATCAGCTTCTCCTATGGCGACAAAATCGCTTTGGGGAAGCAACCTTGATTTAGTAGCATTATGGCATCATCCTAAACAATTACTTTTAGTTATTGTTGGGTTGACTTCCACAATGACAGGATGACTCATACTTATATGAATCATTCCTCTACTAATCTTGGCGATTATTCCAGCGTTAGTTTCTTTCATATTCTGAGGCATTTTACCTGTTGGAAGGTTGAGTGTGGTTAAAGATCAGGCAGGAAAAGGTAGAGTTGTTGCAATAACAAACTACTGAATCCAGCTTAGTCTTTATCCATTACATAAATCAATCTTTCAATTACTCTCCCGTATCAAAATGGATGGAACATTTGATCAAAGACTTCCGCTCCTTAACCTTATTTCTAGAGTTAAGAGTGGTGAGTTATCTGGTCATATGTTCTCCTGTTTCGATCTTTCAGCCGCTACAGATCGTTTACCTATCGATGTTCAAAAGCAAGTACTCAGTATTGTTTATAATAACTGAGTTTCTTACTTTTGATCAGAGATATTAAACTTTTCTTGGTTGTATAGAAATATACGTATCAAGTACTCTGTTGGACAGCCTATGGGAGCTTATTCATCTTTTGCGATGCTAGCACTCACACATCATTTTATAGTGAAGTGTGCAGCTATCAAAGCTAAGGTATTCAATTTCGTAGATTATTGTGTTCTAGGTGACGATGTCGTTATTTATAACGATTCTGTTGCTTTAGAATATCAAACTCTTATGAAATCACTAGGTTTGTCTATCAATCCTAACAAATCTGTATTATCTAAGGATTTTGCAGAATTTGCAAAGGTGTTGATAGGACCTGAATGTAACTTCTCCCCTTTAGGAGCAGGTATTATCCTGCGTACTATTAGGGATAAAGGTTATTTCGGGGCACTTATAGCAGAATGCTTTAAACAAGATGTAATAAGTAACTATAGTGCTTTACTCAGATTGCTTGGTAAACTTAAGGGTTTTAAAACCCAAAAGTACCTTGCATTGTGATCTGTTTTCGGTCTGAATGGAACAGTAACGAAGGCGTCAATGGAAGATTCACGTGTTCTCACACGTGCAATTACCATAATGTGACCTTCTGCTCGTACAGATGCTTTTAAACTACCATATTATGTTCTAAATGCCGTAAGGCAAGTTAGACTCAATATGTTAGCTGAAAACGTTAGAAACCTAACTAAGGAATTAAGTTACTTCAACCGCCATTGGTATGATACTTTTGTATTATCCAATGTGATTGGTTGTAAAAGTTCTATAGTTAGATGATCACTCTGGATCTTTGAATCCATATCTAAAATTGTATCACCTAGTTTCTGGGTGTTATGGTTTAGATTTGGTAAGAATATTATCTCACTTTTGAATCTTTACTTCTTCCTTAACTGGACGGAGTTTGATTCAAAGTGGGATACTATTCTGTCTTTGATTTCAGATAAATCACTGGATATGGCATCTATAGATTGGCGAGATAAGAAAGAGGTAAGACGGGTTTCCCGTTATGCCCTTCTTATCAGAGCTTATTCCTTAATATATAAGGCTCATTATGAGATAGATATCAACGACCACTTTTACGACTGAGCTTTTACGCTCCTCATAAAACGTGGTGATATTGATTCTCTTAATAAGTCATTAATATATTGGGGCTCTGAGCCACTCAAGCCGATCACTTTTAGTCCCTAAATTAATTCGGGTACCAAATGGATGTAGACTTTGATGTTCCTTATCTATCTCTTTGCTGGATATATCCTAGTCTCCTACGGGAGGAAAGCTTAGGTAGTCCAGATAGAGTTAAGATTCACTGATTTCGAGATTTTAAGAAATCTATTCACCAAAACAATTCAGTTTGGGGTCGGT